TATCGGCGATGCTTATGGTAGTATTGGTATTATAGAGTTGATCTGTAATTGTAATGGTAGATTGAATGTTGTCTACGACCGTCAAGATACTGTTTGCACAGCTATCGGCGATGCTTATGGTAGTATTTGATCCAGTAATCTCATCAATGATAGTAATCGTCGACTGAACACTGTCAGTGATATTCAAGCAATCATCTGACATCAGGTAGTTCCAGGCTGAGTCACTGCAAAGTTGGTATAGGATTTACCCGATAGTGGATTGACGACTTCTGATGGATATGTAATGAACAAGTCCCAATATCCCCTGCGGATCGCAATGTCGAGAGTCGTATTGGCAGAGAGGCCAAGGGATAGCGATGCATTGTTGGCTGCGAATGTGCAGGTAAAATCGGCAATGACTGGTGATGTATTGGATTTTTCTTCGCGCAGCTGCGCCTGAGCACTGGTTGCGGAGGCCAACATATTGTTATTGGCGTTGTCGTACCAAGTGATCACCTTCAGAAAGGTTTCACCCTGATTGATTTTGATGTCGTATTCTGCAGCCATCTTCTATTCCTGTTACGGAATTATTTAGGTGCGGTAGAGATGCAGAAATGCCAGGAACCTTTCGGAACCTGGCTTACTGTTAGATTAGATTAGATTCAGTGAATCAGATTTTCTCTTGTGTGAGGGGATTAATCCCCAAATCTTCCCAGTAATGTCTGTAATATTCGATTGCTGAGTCTAGATCAAATTCTTCATGTCGCAATTTCGATGTAAAATAATCCAGGATAATCGCACTCATATCATCCGCATGGCCAAGTCCTCTATTTAAGAACCAATCCCGAAGCGGACTATGCTTTCCTGCAGACCCTTCCCACAATCCCCATGTATTGCGAAGATACCTTCCCAGTGTGTGGTGAAGACCAATGGCTCCATTCTGGAGGATGTATCCCTTGTCCTCGTCTACCAAACCAGCTTCAAGTTTATCTGCAGCTTCATACAGATCATTCGGAATATCTTCAGCAGTAATCATTGTATCCCTCTCTGTCATCTACAAAATCGCGATAACGACGATCTTCATTATCTAGATAATCGTACCAATCTTCTTTATCGAAAAATCCTTCACAAACCATATTGTCATGGCCGTGTTCTTGAAGACCACATTTGAAACAGTATACGATCGTTTTCATTTTGTAAATTTTACCGAAGCAATAAAGAATCTGGTATCTTCCGAATATGCTTTCTCACCAATTCCAAAAAGTTCCCTACTCTTAGTGTCTCGAATGGCGTAAAAATCTGCCATTACTTCATCGTATTCCAATTCAGACATATTCTCGGTATTTTCTGGCCAAGTATGTTCAATAGTCAGGAAATGTTCCCATTGCATAACCAAAGAAGAAAGATGTTCGACTTTATCTTGAGCATCCTTTTCATTCATATATGCAAGAACTGGCCATTCAACTCTCTCGGACCATTCTCCGTGTGATGCCATCACGATGTAAACATTCATATCTTTTCTCCGTCATTCCAGATCTTCACGACCACTGGAAACCTTGGCATTCCAGCAGCGGTAAGATTCTGATACCGGACAGTCACCAGCTTCGGATATATCATGATGGGTGTTGACTCCATTGCCAATTAATCTTTGCGTCGATAGCTTCTTCGCGAGTCTTGAATACCCGTTCGTCGATGGGAATATATTCGTCTGTCAAAACAAGACAATATCCACCGAGGACAGTAGCGATTTCGATTTCTCTAGACTCCGACATATGAATACCCATCACTCCCAATGAAGGCAGGATACCGAATGATGCCCGATGCCTTCTCAAATTTCCTCATCCGATCAAATTCTCCATTGATCCATCGCAATTCCCACGCAGATTTCCTGGGAGCAGTATGCCAGGCTACACTGCGACTATCATAGATCGCCTTGCGTTCCCGATATTCGACGAGAGTCTTGATCTTGAGAGCCATGAAATCCTCCTGACCAAAATAGAATACCCTAGTCAGGAGGAAATGTAAAGTCAATTTTGACTATCTTGACGAATATCAACCAGATCATCAATGATGTCCTGTAGTTCATCGATGACAGATTCTAGCCGACCGGTTATACTCGCTTTATAGACTGGAAGAGGAGTATCACCAATTCCTGGTAACTTATCCACAGCCACCAAGAGGGCAGATTCAGCCAGCTCCAGTCTCTTCAGGATGAAGCGGATTTCAGCTTTGGTCATTTTTATTCCTAACACATTTGGGACAATATGCCTTGCCATCTCGTGTTAAACGCCACCCTCGTGCCTTAGCCCGTTTCGCCGTTTCTTGATATGTTTGACCGTAGAATTGATGAACATCATCGTATCTATGCCCAAATTTATCTTCTACTTCTCCGTGTGCGACACCAAGATTTTCACAATAGAGGTCTAGGCAGTATCCGCCGACAATCATCCGACTACCGGCTGGTAAGCTTGAACAATCCGGGAAGACACCATTTCGCCAAACAGAATTTCCTTCTGAGCAGCGATGTCCAGAACACGAATTGGATACTTCTTGGAGCGGTTCGAAACATTCAAACCAACCAGCTTGTATCGCTTTCCATTCGCAGAAAAGACTGTCCCGAGATGGACAGGCAGGAGGCCGAACATACTGCAATACCGATTGTAATCGTCGGTATTCTTCTTCTCTGCAGCAGCAGGATCGTTGACGCTGAGTTCCAGCTTGACGGTGAACTTCGTATCATCGAAGCGACCACCAGCATTCCGAATCGTGAGTCCATGCTCCAGAGCAAAGGCATTGAGCAGGGTCTTCATTTCCTGGGAAAGCTTATTCGCCAGGACTTTATCGAATTTTGTAACCTTAGTCATTTCATTCTCCTATCTAGAAGCTGTAACCTAGAATCATATTACCTCATTCCCAGCTTATGTAAAGCGGTAATTTCTCCTAAATTTCGCTAGGTGATACAATGGTTTCTGGAGCCGATTTTGACGTTTTGCTCTAGAACGGGGAATGTTACGTTCTGAGATCCAATGACTCCAAAAACTCATTTATTCTGGTGGTAAATCTAAGGCAGCATTGAGAGTATCAAACGAAACCAGCGCTGTCGATGGTTCAGGTTCTCCGAGGACTTCCTTGACAAACTTGGTGATCTCCGGCCATTCAGCCATCAACTTCTTCGCTGAACGATAATTCGAAAGAGTGGCTTCTAACTTGCGATCCATCACTCGGCATTCGTTCTCATGTGACTTCTTCCGTGCAGCGAATGCCAAAATTGCCTGTCCCAACACACTATCTTCTTCGGCGACATAAGTCCCGATAACCTCGAACCGTCGAAGATAGTCATCATTCTTGCCATAGTCGGCCACAGTCAGATTGAAATAATTCTGATTGCTTAGACCGACACGAACAGAGATTGAAGTGTCAGAAGGAAGTGCACCTTCAGGAGCAGTTTCCATGAATTGGATATGTTTGGCGTATTGTGCCTTCCATACCTGCTTTCCGAGGGAACGTTCCTCTGCCTTCAATTCTAACTTTTCTTTCCCGAACTTATGATCGAGAATCTTGCATCTAATTTGCTTCTTATCGTATGCGCGTAATTCTGATGATGCCATAATAAATATCCTTTTGGAGTTGTTCACATGAAAATTCTAATTCCACTGGCATTCATTCTAACTCTATTCGCCACCAATGTAAATGCCTTACAGAAAGACGGCGTATTCTTTGTAATCACTGGTCACTACGAAAATACTGATATCGTAAAGAGTGCAGCTATTCTGAAATTCGCTACCATGTCAGAATGTCAAGCAGCAACATACGAATTCTTCGACGATCTAGAGAAAACCGATGGCAAAATTATCGAAGCCAATAAGACTACATTCGTAGTAGATCGATACGACTGTATCTATGATGCAGACAAAATCTAGAACTTCTTACCGTCAGCTTTAGCTCTATTCTCCAGCTTATGATCGGCACGAGTGGCATTATATGCCAATTTCTCGACATACGCACCACCAAGATCTAACCCAAGATACCCAGCCAAATCAAAGATTCTGATGATGGTATCAGCCAATTCCACTTCTATCATTGGTCGGTGAGTCAAATGGGTGTCCATCAGATTCTTGCGATGGCCTTCCAGAGCTTCAGAGACTTCACTGTGAATAAGTGCTAACAGTTCACCAACATTACGTTCTTTACGCTGACCAGTAGTAAGGTCGGTATACCATCCCATCTTAACATTATTCTGATAAACATCCCTTACCATATAGTTGAGACAAGCAGCATCCATCTGAACTTGATCTAGTTCGTCTTCGTCTGTCATTCAATTCTCCTCATAGTATTTTGCAATTGTTTCATCTACCTTACCATCCCAATCTTTACGATCTTCGATGTATTCTAGAGGCTTGCCTTGAGCTACTGCGATCAAAACAACAATCTTTGGGACATCGACTTTTTTCATCTCCATCACCATTCTAGCGTACATCGCAGCTTGGATAAAATATCCCTCGATGTCTTCTCGCTGTTTCTCGTATCTGGCGTTCTTAAAATCAACAATCGCAATTTTCTTGCGATAGCTGGCAAGACAATCAGTTCTTCCGGCGACCTTCAGCTGTTTCGAAAACAATAATGCTTCAATCCCAAATACCGCATCTACATGCTCATCGAGCAATGGCTTGATCTGGCGAAAGAGATCAAAATAGACTGGAGTTGGATTACCGAGATAGTCTGGATTGTTCAGGAGATACTCCTGACAAATCTTATGGAGAACAGTTCCCCGTCTAGCAGATTGAGTCGTGATCTTATTGGCTTCTGTCTCACCAATTCGTTCTTTCCAATCATCGAGATACGCCTTGTCTTGGGTTGCTCCCAAGATCGTGGTGACAGAAGGTAGTGGCATTCCGTCAATGATGTATTTACGATGACCAGTTTCATCGACGGGATATTCGGGGAAAGATAGAAGTTTATTCTCGAATGTCTTGATCGGTCCCAGAATATCTACATTTCTAGATTGCAGTCTATCACGAAAGTTCATTGGGACTTTCTAACAGGGGAACTTCAGCTTCTGGAGTTATTGGTTTCACTGGTCGATCAAGAGACATCAAATATTCCTGGGGATGCTTGAGCATGTATGGAGGATCGGCGTAACTCACATACAGAGTCTCTGGTTCTCCATCCATGCCATTAATGAAGATGGCAGGACCATTATCCATTGCATCAGTCAGAAAATGAACATGACAGATGATTTGCTCTGTAGTCTTAGCATTGGCCAATTCTGTCGCGACAATGTGTTGAATTCTTTCCAGAAGAGCATCACGGAATACTTGCGATCTCTGTTCCGTTCCTTCGGTGAAAATGACTCTCGAAACTATCATGATCCAAATCCCATTATTCCATTGATTGCTGCAGATTGTTCGATCAGTCTTCGCAGTTCCTTCAGTATATCACGATCTACTGGAACATAAAACTGAAAGTTGAACGAAGATTTACGCACATTTTCGGCACGATCAATCCAAGATTCCAATTGTGAATTGTTCATGATAAATCTACCTCGAGACGTTAATATTCGTTCCGCCTTGGAAGAAATTCCGATTGTTACGCTTTACCATTCGGAGCACGTCATTAAACCCCTCGGAATTGCGAGTGATACCAAGTCTGATTGGATCTCCCTGTGGTGGACCTGAAGAAGCATTTCCCCAATATCGTTCTAGCTCTGGATGAGATTCCATGAATTCATCGTATTCTGAAATCTTCATAGTGAAATCTTCGACAGCATCAGTTTCTTTATTGCGTAAAGTGTATGTGGCCATTATGCTGCCGTCGGTCCTTCTGGATCTTCATTGCGGACAAATCCCATGAAGAATGGTTTCGTGACTTCTTTACCAGCTGCCTTGGCTTCTGCAATCGCAGCGAGAGCCTTCTTTGCATCAGATGCGATCTTACGCTTCTTTTGCATCTCAGTGAAGTAACCAAGACCTCGCAGCATCTTCACTCCGATATCGAAATCCAGAACAACATCCCGAAGACCATGAAGCTTACGATCATCATCTTGCCAAGTCATAGTCTACTCCTCTCTGCATAGATGAGCCAAATGATCACAACGATAAATGCGATATAGATCATGAATTTATTGCCTGTGTAAAGCCAACAGTGATACCATGGAACAGCCACTTGAATATAAGAATTGGCCACCACCAACCTGCATATCCTAGGTTCGTCGTCGACGCACATAGAAGCGCTACGTATAAATACACACAGACGATGAACAGAAATGATTCCATCTCATTCTCCGAAATGCATCTCTACGATTGGAGCCTTTGTCAGTTTCCGAACTTTATCGTGAACCTCTGACCAATCCTGAATTTCGAATATTTTTGGAGAAAATTCTAGATCCATGAAACCAAATCCCATACTCTTCCCATCTAATTCATAGTGGTGCTCGTGTTCCATGTATTCAATAACCTTGTCCGATTTCTTTGCGAACTTGTTATCCAACGTAAAGGAAATTGTGACAGAATTTCGGCCTTGCATAGATACCTCCAAATTTCACTCTAATTCATCTACCAGCAATTGTAAAGCATTCTATTGAGGAATGTGACGATCGAATGTCCTGAAGCTCACTGCTTCAGGTTTGAAATATTTGCAGAATGTCTCGAATACGATTTCATCGTCGTATTGTTTACAACTGAAGAGATCAAGGAAGCCAGCATTCTGATCTTCCGGACAGAAGTGGCAGGTGATATTGCTAGTCTGCAGCAACTGAAACCAACTCCAGCCTCTCTTGATTGGCTCATTCGTTTCACACCACACACTGTGAAGATCACCAATCTTCACCATATCGATTTTTTCTAGGACCTCGTCAACGAAGGATTGAAATGTCTCTACGCTGTTAATGGCTTCTGAATCGCAGCCTCTGGAATCGATGGTGGTAATATATCCCCATGGATTAGACATAATCGAATACCGGACTAAACATTACTTCCCCAAATCTTCATTTCTGAACCCATATGTGTAAATCTTATGACAGTTGGGACATTCCCAATCTTCTTCATCTGGCGTAAATTCCCCATCACCACATTTCATGCAGGGAATATCATCCTCATCATCGTCAGATAATTCAATGAGTGCATCTAGATTCTTGGTATGAATGGCAGCATTCAATCGCTTCTCTTTGATATGCTCATGATGCTCATCGTATTCTTGACCAATATTGGGGCGACTATCATCCCACTTATTGTCGTAGTCCCGTCTTACAGTTCTTCCCATTTCAATAGAGACCTGGCCATGTTTCTAGGACAAGTTTAGAATCGATATTTTTGTAGGGAAGTTTTTTGTCCTTACAGCTACAAAGCAATTCGGCATCCTTAGGATCAAGACCCTCCAACATCTGGATAAAGAGCATTTCACGCTTCTGTTGCTGCAGCTCAGGTTTCTCTCCTTCGATGAAGAGGTATAGCCTTTTGGTCTCAGAAAGTAAATTGGATTCTTTCCCCGGAATATCGGTAGGCTTGTAATCAATCTTTCCCTCTGGAAGTAGCCATACTGCACCAGGATCAAATGTCAGCCGCAGCAGATATTTGAGATGAGCCTGTGGTGTGTATGAGCGAAGAATGCCAATACGATCTTCGATTTTCCTTGCTGCATTGGCCTGAGAGAGGATCTCTGAAATGGAGAGTTGCATATTAAAATTCCTGGATTGCTTCTGTAAGTTTCTTCAATCGGTGTTTGATCATGTAAGACAACAATCCTTTACGAGATGCAGGGATCGTATCCTCATATTTATTCAGGATGGCAGTTTGTATTTCTTGGGGAATCTCACTGAAATCCACGAGCTGTTTATTCCTGTGCCAATTCCGCTTTTCTTCAATCGTGAATTCGCCACGAAGGAATTTAGCCATCCTCTGTTTCGTCAATGTTCCTTGTCTCTTACTGGTGACGAACGTATCATCTGCACTCAAGATGTTTGGAACGCCATCGGACGGATCGCCTTTTATGATGTGCTCGGCAAGATATCCCTTCGGATCACTGCAGGCCACCCATCCCTTCTTCTTTCCGATAGGATCCCATTGTTTGATTCCTGAGTATTGGTGAAGCTGCCTGAAATCATGATCTCTTGATAGAATCACCACTCCCTGGGAACTGTTCTTTTTGGCGAGGACAGCGATAACATCGTCGGCTTCCGCACCTTCGACTTCTATCACCTTGTATGGGAATGTCTCAAGGAGCTCCAGCTTCAATTTCTCGATGGTCTTGAATATCATCGGCCAATCAAGAGATGAGGCCTCACGACCCTTGCTACGGCTGGCTTTATAATATGGAAAGACCTCTCGTCTCCAGTATTTTTTGGAATCACAAGCTATTACCAATTCACCAAATTGGTCCTTGAATCTTACACGATTGGCTCGGATGGAATTGAGAAGGAAATGCCTCATCATCCCTTCATCAAGCTCCATGCCACCATTCATGTGAGCAGCTAGGGAACTGTGGAGGAATCCCCCAAGATCGATGATTATAATTTCAGAATCCTTTCAACATGTGAAATATGCCCAATCCTGTCAGATAGACGCCCAGTAGTATTAGTGGAACAATAATGAACAACCAAAGAACCATCCAGGCAGGACCGAACCACCAAGAACGCCAGAAGCAATTTCCTAGGTGTCCCAAATAGAATACGAGCATTGTACATGCAAAGAATAGCGCAATTGGGCCAGAGAGGATTTCAAGAATATCTAGGATCACCATGAATAAATCTTCCTTGCAGTAGCCAGTCCCATAAATCCGCTCACTCCCTCGTACGAATGTTCCATCTTGCCTTCATCGACTGCTCGATGAAACGCAGCTAGTTCTTCCTGATTGAACTGCCCAACGAAAATTCCATCGAGACCATCCAACAAATCGCGATCTTCTTCTGTCATTCGTTTTATCCTGCCAAACCCTGATAACCGATGGCGTCTTCAGGTTCTTCTATATCCAATAAGGCTTTGAAGGATTTACGAATATCATCCTGGCCTTCGTTGTAGGCTCTTTCCATGAGTTCGCGACAATATTCGGCTTCCTTTTTGGTGCTGAATTGTGCATAAGAATCGTGAGTGCGTATGGGAAAGCTGTGATCATCTGTAATGGTCCATGGGCCACAACACCATTGAACAGCCTTATATGTTGGATACGCCACGAATTTCCTCCGACCATTGCATGAAATAGCTGACGAATATCAGCACCATTGTGAACACGTAATACACACTGCCTAAATACGAAATCAGCGTGACCATACTTGCCTCGCAAACCAAATGGTAGCAATCAATATACCTGTTTGGGATAATGTAAAGTCTCATTCTTCTTCGACTTTAACGAACGGCCGACCTGTAGCTTTAGCAATTCCCAAGATGTATTCCT